CAAAGATAATGAATGAATAAGAAGATAATGGGAAACCATCAATGATTGGGTTTTCAATATCATTAGTATTTACATTATCAAATGCTGGGTTAAGTACAAACTTAACGTTAGCAAGGAAAGGAATCACATAGCTAGTGTAAGCAAAACCAAAGTTCAAGTCCATTCCTTGACCAGTGATTGCACCTATATCAGCAGCTTGGATTACAAGTCCTGATGCTACAGCATCACGCTTGATAGCTTCATTAACCATTCTCATTCCACCCATACCAGTTTGGACAATTAATTGTCTTTTTGGATCTGGACCTTGGAATTCAACTTTACCATTAAAGAAGTTATAAATCTCAGAACGGAATAAGTCTAGGTTGAAGTTATTCTTATTGTATACTCTTTTAAAGGAGTTGTCTAGTTGTGCCCAAAGACCTACAGATAATCTCAAATCATCTGGTCCATCTTGTCTAACTCGACCACCTTGTCCCCACATTAGGTAAGACTCAATGTCATTTGCTACTTTAGTTAAGTGAGCAGCTTCCATTTGAGTAAGGAAAGAACGAGAAAGATCACCATTATCAAATGCTCTCTTTACTTTATCTTTACCCATTACCTTTACCATATCATCTAATGATGTTACAGAAGGATCAACATTATCTCCAGATGTTCTCCAGATCTCAGTTACTGGTACAGTACCATCAGCATTCATTCCACCTTTGATCATAAGATCAGCTCTAGAAGAAACTGAATAGTGAACGTGTGCTTCTGCTCCACCTACATAGTTGTAGAATTCTCTAAAACCAGTTCCTGTAGTAATATCAGAGAATCGCTCTCCATATTCACCTCTAGCAGAACCTTTTCTAAAGTACTTAGTTCCATTAGCTAAATAAGCTGCATCAAAAGTTGCACTGTTATTATTGTTCACCATTTGCACAGTGTAAATAAAACCATCACCTACTGGAAGAATATCTTCATCAGTAATGTAAAGTTCAGTACCATTGTACTTGTCATAAGTAATGATATCACCATGACCAAATTCTCTACAATTCATTTTAATACGGAAAGTATTACCATCTGCACCTCTTGTGCTTGCTAATTCTTGGTCAATATCTTCAATTATATAAGGAAGATCTCTTGAGACTGGCGTTTGCCATTTATACTCACCACGAGCATTATCTACTTCAATTACATTCTTTCCACCAAAGCTAGACATTTGATAAAGAGGCATTTCCACCTTTTGGGACATAGCCCATAGGTCTACTGGACCTAAGTCCATTGGTTCTGCATCCTTCAACATGTTAACCAAGTGATAAGAGTCTACGTGTGAACTTGCGTTGTAAGAGGTATCCCGTAGAAAGATACCATTGTTTAATACTGGAGTTGCCATTTATTATTTATTTATTTATTGTTTACTAATTTAAAATCTTTTGAACATATTGTTCTTTCTTTGTACTGTTGGTGTAGTTGTTCTTCTTGTTGTAGTAGAATTTGAATTAGAAATTCTAGAAGAACTTGTGTTTTTACTAGACTGTGCAGTTTTTAATTTTCTTACAGTATCTGCAACAGACTCTTGACTACCAAGACTTTTTACTTTACTCTTATATCCTTCTGGATCAGAAAGTAACCATAATGCTTCTGCAATTAAATCATGTCTTGGTTCTACAAACTGATATTTTTCAAGTAAGTGGCCTAATAAATTTGTAGGCTTACCTGAGATAGAAGGATAATTAGGTTGTACTAATCCAGAATATAATTGATTTTGAACTCTTTTATCTAATTTAAGATCTCCTAATTGTCCTGTAGATAAAGTATTATATACATTATCCATATATACAGAGGCTGCTTCTTGCTGTTGAGCTTTTTTATTTTCTTGTTCTGCAAGTTGTTGAGAAACAATTTTTTCCTGCATTTTATCTAACTTAGGTTTAAATTGATGAGCTTTTTTACCAAGTTTTTCAATATCATGCCAAGTTTCAATTTCTTCTTGAATTTCTTCAGCAGTTCCAAAATCTGTAGCTGTAAGATATTGTCTTGCAATTTCAGCTTGATGATTCTCATTATCAGGATCTAGTTGAATAATTTCTTCTACATGAGCAAGAGTTCTAAATAATCCTTTCATATCAGTACCACCATCAGCTACATATTTAGCAGCAACTTGAAGTTCTTGAGGAAGTGATTGAAAAAATTCTTTAGGAGTATCTCGTCTAATCTTAGTTTCTTTTTCTTGAAAATTAGCTTCAAACAATTCTCTAAAATCTTTAGTACTATAATCTTCTAAATCTTTACCATCGTCAAATCCAAAAAGAGTTCCTTCTTCAATCATTTTAGAAGCTAACTCATGTAAACTACTTTTATCAGTTTTACGTTTACTTTTATTTTCTCCTGTTTCTTCTGCTGTAATAGCATCATCTAATTCAGATAAAGCTTCTTCAACCATAGAATCAGGTGTTGAATCAATTTTTTCTTGAGAACTAAGCTTTTTAGTATCAGTTGTAATTTCAGTCTTGTCAAGGAACGTTGTGTCTACCTCTTTTGGTTTAGAAAAGAGATTAGACTTTTTTTGTTCTGGTTCAACCTCTTCTGCTGGTAGCATTACACTCTCAGCTCCAGGTTGGCCAAACATATCTTCTAAATTTATATCTACTTCCTCTACCGTTGTAGAATCTTGTATTTGAGTTTCCTCATTTAATTCGTTTTGCATTGTTGTTTTTTGTTGGTTATACTTTAATATACTAAAATAAATCTTAAAGATTTAGAATAAATGTAAAATTATTATGTAAAAAATTACATTATATAGCTAAACTATTTTTTGTTTTTATCTTTTGATGATTTAAAATCATATTTATTTTTATTTTCTTTAGCTATTTGTAATTGTTTATTAGCAATATCACGTTGTGCTTGAATCTTTTGTTCTTCAATACTCATTTTTTGATCATGCTTAGTCATATCATTAGTTTGCTTTTCTCTTTGCATTTGAGTTTGCTGTTGATATTGTTCAGTTTTTCTAATATTATCCATTTCATCTTTATAATCAGATTGTTCATTCTGATTAATATCTTGCATAGCACCAAAACCTGCAGATTTAATTTCAGCAATAAGAATATCTTTTTGTCTATCTTTTTCTTTTTGCATTCCCTCAGCATCAAGTTTCATTTGTTCTTGTTGTTGTTGAGCTTGAATTTGCTGTTCTTGCATTTGTTGTTGTTGTTGAGATTGTTGCTGCTGCTGTTGTTGTTGTTTTTGTTCAGAATCTTTCATAGCAGCATTAAGTTCTGCAATAGAATCAGATTGTACAATTTTACCAAGATCATATATACTAGCTCCTGTAGTATTATTCTGCATAGCCATTTGTTTTAACTGTTCTAATACAGCTCTATGATTTGCAGTTGTGCTACAGTATATATTTAAATCTTTCATCAACATATCAGTACCATTAATTTCAAAATTAACTTTTTCATCAGCTGATGTAATATACGTAAGCCTTGTAGAAGGTTTAGTACTATTATAGTATTGAGCTAAATCTGTTCTCATTTGATGTACTCTTGGCATTAAATAATCACAATGTTGAATAAAATATGTTTCTGTTTGAGCATAAGATGCACTTGCAGCTTGTTCAACACCTGTTGCAGTCATTTGAGATAATTGTTGACCCATTCTTTGTGGATTAACTCCAATTATTTCATAAGCTTGTTGTTTAAAATAATTAGCCAATTGAATTCTAGACATAAGTCTATTAGTCTGATCTAAATCAAGTTTCTGAAAGTGTTGAAAGTTTAATGCATTTTCTGTATTTGTAATAGAAGTATCAAGAGGTAACATTTGAAAATCTTTCATAGCTACATAAGCTTTAGCTAAGTTTCCTTTACCCCAATCTTCTCCTAATGAATGTTTAGGTAATGTATTTTGATCAAGCATGATTACTGTACCGAGTTCATCAACAAGTATATCAGCCATTTGATTATTTACAATATTATAACCTATTTGAAAAGGTTTCATAAGATCAACTAAAGCTGTTGATTTTGTATTTCTGTCTGAAAAAACAGCTCCTTCAACAGGAAGTTTACAGCCATATAATGAATTATCTCCTTTAAATTGAAATTTTAAAGGACTTGGTTTTTGCTTATCTATACCAATATACATTGGGCTCATACCAGATGGATTATTCATACCCCAATAACTTGGAAGATTAGGACCAATTTTAATTCCACCCCAAACTTCATTAATCCAAATCCATTCTATATGTTCACCAAATACAATATTATCTTTTGATTTATTTTTTATAAGCCTTGTGTCATAAATAGGTTTATCTGTAATTTCATAATCTTCCGTTATTATTTCATTAAGTACTTCACCTTGATCTGTAACTTTAGTAAGATGACCCAACTTTCTTTGAGATTTCCAATATACTGTACTTACTCTTACTAAATATGTACTACCTTCTGTTCTATAATCTTCACTTTGAGAAAGTATTTGTTGTATAGTATCATTTCCATCTGAAGTGCCATTTCCCATAAAACTAGTATACTGTCTCATAGCCAATGAAGGTCTTTGTGTATTCCACTCATGAGATTGAGAAGCATCATAAAAACTACCATCATTTTGAACACCACCTATTGCATATCCTGCTGCTTTAATTGGATATATAGCTTCAAGAGCTTCAAGCTGATCTTTTGTCATTAAATAGCCGTATTTATCTACAGCATCGGATATAGTAATCATATCTGTTTTACCAACCCAATTAGAATCTGAAATATATCTTGAATCAGGAGATTTATGATAAAATACAAGTAAAGGATTCCATAATTCTACATCATAGTCATCCTCCATCATTTTCATATGCCAAAATTCTCTATCAGTTATAAGCATATCTCTAAAACCTCTTTCTTCAAGTTCATCTAATGTAAATCTTTGTGTATCTACTTTATGTTGATGAGTAGCCCATTCTTCAATCATAGATCTATAACTCTTTTTAAAGTACATTTCTATTTCAGGTAAAGATTTTAAATTTTCAGGAGATAATTGTTGTTGAGCTTCTTCAGAATTAGGATCTAAACCTTGTTCAAGCATTGCAGCTGTTACTTTAGTCTGGGCTTGACTCATTAAGGTTTCTTCTACCATTGCCCTTTTTTGTTCTAACAATTCATTATATGAAAATTCATCTACAGCTCTATATGTAAGTTTTGTTGATCTTTTAGCAAATTCTGCTACAAGAACATTAATTACATTAGGTATAATAGGATAAAATTTTAATTCAAGAGCAGATCCTGAATCATCATTTTCAGTAAGCATGCTTACAATATCTCTACTTTCATTGTTTTCTTCAACTATATAATCAGTTCTATCAATATGACCTTTAGCGAGTTTATAATTTTTAGATAATCTTCTTGTATTTGTTTGAAGTTGCTTTATACCATTCCATTCTAGCCAATCTATATTCCAAGCAGCCCATTCATCATCTTTCTTTGTTCTAGGTAAAAACTGTAAAGGTTGTGTAATAGTTCCTACTCTATTTTGTTCAACCTTAGCTCCTTTTTTTAACTGAAGTGCGTTATATACTTGCATAGTTATTATTTAATATTTTTAAAAGCAGATTTTTTAAAACCCCCACCTTTTGATGTTTTACCTTTTCTACCCATATGTCTAAACGGACTACTATTTAATTTAAACAAATTTTCTGACTTTTGCAACTTTTTAGCAGCGTCATCTCTTATGATTTGCTTAGTATAACCTCTATTAGATTCTTGTATTCTCATAAAAGATACAAGTGCTACAAATGATACTAATCTATCCACGTTAACTCCATCTGCATATTCCTGCATTTCTTTTATAAGCATTGGATCAGGGATTCTTTCTATTCCATAAGTTGTTTTAACCACAGTACCATCTTCTTTTGTTTCTTGATCAAGTTCTTCTCTAATAAACTCTATCCCATAACTTAGAAGGTGTGACTTAAATAAAGTACCTGTGTTTTTCCATCCATATTCTTGAAATACATTTTTATTAGCACCTAAGTCTTTTAAAAACATAATTTGATTTTTAGGAACTAAGTATCTTTGCTTTTTTCTATGAATCATGTAATTTATAAAAAGAGAAATGTTGTTCTCTATTACTGTCCATGCATTATACCATTCTATAATAAGTTCTAATCTTTGATGTGTTTGTTTAATATCATCAAACCTTCCACACCAAGCTGCTACTATTTTACCTTGTTCAATATAAGTTTCTGTTTCTATTCCAGTTATTTTAGTAACTTCTACAGAATTCTTCATTACATAAATAGAACAAAGAGAATCTGATGTAGTTGTTTTACCTTCTGCAACAGGGTCAATAGATGCATAGTAACTTCCAAAGTCTGGTTTTTCTTTATTAGGTCTTTCCCATACAACAAGACATCCTGTCTTATCTTCTGTTTTTTTATTTACAGGAAATTGTTTTATTGGTTGTTTATTACTTTTTTTAACAGAAGGTTTTCCTTCATCATCTGTAGAGATATCTAGAAATTCATAACCATATTCTTTTTCTTCTATACGTCTTGCTTGTTTTGCTAGAAGATGTGTTGGAAATACAGATACAGATCTATTATCAAAGGCTTCTTTTATATTTCTAGGATGTTGGGATATTCTCAATTGATAATCTTCTGGAGGAAGGTCTTTTTTCCATTGATCAAATTGATCTTGTAATGCTACAATAGCTTCTTCTACTTTAGAATTACCATATTGATCTATATAAGGAGGCATTGACCATTGTTCAGGTATAAATAAACCTGATAAACCTACAGTACCTTTATGATCTATAAGATCTGTTTCAACTGTATATATATCTTTTGATATAGGATTTAAGATCATATCTTTAAGAGGATTGCATTGAGATAAATCTCCTACAGATCCTGCAGCTATAAATAATCCTGTAGTTGTAAGTCCTGATACCATTGCAGGTCTCATATATTCAAATGTCTTATCCATCTTAGGAGCAATACCAGCTTCTTCATGAAAGAAGTATTTTACTGGTCCACCTACTCCATTTGTAGGATCTTTTTCAAATGACATACCTTGAATAGTTCCTTTAAGTCCTACTTCAGTTTTTCTGTCACCTTTTCTAACTTCAATTTTTTGTTGCCACATCATTACCTTACTTGGATTCATTGGTCTATACCAAGCAGTGTGTTCATTTAAGAATGCTGCGTATTCATCTAAAAATTTCCAAGATCCCTTTTCATTAATATAATCTTTAAGGCTAGCTCCTATTTTTAGTGTTACACCAGGCTCAAACCATTGCTGATTTATTAACTTAGCCATATGATAATATGATGATGCTATCTGACGTTTCTTTAGTATAGCAACATGTTGAAAATTTAACTCAGCTAAAACTTCATAAAGAGCCATATGATATTGAGCATCTCTAATATCAGCAAATCCAAACTTTTGTATTTCTTTATTAAAGATTGGTAAGAAGTTTAACCACATATAATAATCTCGTGGTATAAACCAAGTTTTATCTTTTGATTTAAAAAATACACCTTTTCTACATTTCTTTTTTTCACTATCCCAGTATGCAATAAAATCTCTAGATTTAAAAGGAGCATCACAATAAAACCCTTGTGTATTAAACTTAATTGCTTGATTATTAAATTCTAAGCTAACTTCATCAAATTCATATTTTCCTGGTTCTTTAAAAAGATCTTTTACATAGGTTGCAAATGCTTCTCTAGTATCAAAAGTTGTACTACTCCATGTACCACTATCCCATGTAGGGATATCTTGATATATTTCTGTATCATTGATCATATCCTAATCCTATTCCACCTCTTACATTACTTTGCTGCTCTTCTTGTAAATCTTTATATGCCCCTTTAAATGATTCTCTAATTTGTTGGTATTTAGCAGCTGCATTTACAAGAGAATTTATGTTACCATCTCTACCATGTTCTATAGGTGTAGTTTCCATATATCTTCCTAATTTATCTAACATAGATGCAATACCTTTATATGCTCTTGATGTAGGTGTCTGATACATTTTTTGACAAAACTTAAGAGCTGCCCATACATCATCATCTTCTGTAGAAAACTCAGCACCTAATTCTTTCATTATGACTTCTTCTTTTTCATGTTCAGGTGTATGAAAGAAAGGGTTCATATCAGGATTAGGACAAGTCATATAAAATAAGTACTGATATATTTTAAGATGTTCTTCTGGATAGTTCTCCATTATATCCTTAAGCGATTTAAGAGTATAACAATGTTCTGTTGGTATTACTTTACCATTTTGTATATCAAATAGTCTTGCAATCATTTCTTTTTTAGTTTACTTCTGTTATCATATAAATAATGTATTAAAGATATAACTTCATCTTTTAAATACGGAACAGGTATCTGACTTAAGTTTTTTATTACAGGATCTCCTTGTTTTGTAAATTTTGTTATTGGATATCCATGGTCATCTTTACCTTCTTCTTCAAATTGGACATGATGAATAAACATACTACCCATTCTTAACTTAGGGTTATGTTTTAATATAATATACATATAAATACTGAGTTGTAAAGCATAATGATTAAAGTTACAATCTTCAAGATGACTTACAGGAAACTGCATTTTTTGTGAAATACCTTCCCAATCTTTATAAGATTGCATTTTAATTTCTTTATTTGTTTTATAATCTATGATGCTAACTTTACCATTAACTACTTCTACTAAATCAGATTGTCCACAAATACCTGCAGATTTTAAGTATACCATGTGTTCTGGATATATACCTGGATCTAATTTTTGTTTAGGAGAAATTTTAACACCAACTTCTTTAGTAATAATGGGTGTAAAAATAGGTACATTAACTCCATCTCTTTCTATAGAAGCTAATGAACATAGATCATCTTCTCTTTGATTATGATAAAATGTTCCTAAAGACATAGCTCGTTCAGATTCTTTTTTCCAAACTTCTTGAATTTTTTTAGGAGTCATTCCATACCATTTAGAGTTTTTTCTTTTAGATACTTTCTGAGCTATTTTTTTAGCATCAAAAGGTTCTTTAAAAAAACCTGTAAGAGTTGTTACACTTATCCAATCTATAGGATCATCTTGATTAGAACTTTTATAACTATGATTTTCTTCTGTAAATATTATACTCATAATTCTCCTAATTTATCTTCTTGTTTTTCTGTCATTAATGCTTTCCATTCCCCTAATGGACATTCTGTAGATAAAGCTCTTATTTTAAATGTTAAAGAACAACCACATTCACCACAACAAGGTTGAGTACCTGGTACTTCACACTTAGATCCTGTTGAATCTATTTCAGGACATTCTTTACATATAGCCATTCTTTTAGCAGCAACATCTTCAACAAAATTATCTCTTATAACAGAATTTTTAAGACCTTCATAAATTTCTTTTCTATTTTTCCAAATCTTTTTTAGATCTAACATTTTTATTTTTTTTAAATTCTTCTTTTCTTATTTGCTCAGAATCAATTTGATCTTTCATAGAGTGCAAAAATTCTATTTTTTCTTCTAACATCTTTTTATTGTAGTAAGCTGAATATGTTGAAGTATCATGATTCTCTAAATATTTTTCAAATCTTGGAATTGCTTTATTTACAGTATGCTTTCTTGCAGTAAATAATCCAAGACCTGTTATATTTATTCTAGGATGATGTAACTCACTTAATAATGTTCTAACATTTTTATAATAAAAATCTACTAAATCTTCTACTAAACCTTTACTTAGGTCTTTTTCTTCTGAAAGTTCTTGGTATAATAATCTAGCTTTTTTAGGCTTCATTTACCAAGAAATTTATAATCTAATAATATAGTACCAACAGTTTCTATTTTTAAATTAGGATTAACTGTTATTAACTTTTTATTCTTAGAATCTTTCTTAATTAGTTTATTTTTAACACACTTATTTATACAGTTTCTGACTGTTTGCTGAGATTTAAAAATCTTATGCTCTTCAGCAGCATCATAACAAAAGTGTGTAAGTTCTATAGAACCTAAAGAACTTAATAATGTCAGGCATTCTAAATCAGAGTTACTCACTGTTATTTTATTTACATAACAATGAGTAACTAATTGAAACTTAATAATATCTTTTTTAGACATTACCACTTTTTTCTGAACTTGCTTGACAATAGCCATTACGCCTCTGTCTTTTTAAGAGTTCTTTTTTTAATAGGAGCTTCTTGCATTGTAGGTTCAGCCATATCTTCTTCATGACCTTCAGGTGGAGCCATCATTTGAGCATACTGCATTTGAATATGAGTTCTTTTAAGTCTCATCTCATCAATCTCAGATAACATTTTTTCATAGTTAAGTTGAGCTTCTAAATAAGGCATTGATTCTTCATAGAATGCCAACATTTCTTCTTTCTTAATTGCTAATTCTTCAGCAGATAAATTTTCTTGATTTTCCATTGGTTATATTTTAATTTAAACAAATATACAAATAAAGTTTAAACCACAGAAGTTTAAATAAAAAAACCTAAGCTTATTAAACTTAGGTTGTTTTAATTTGTGTTTAGAATTACACTGTACCTTCTACTTCTACTTGTTGTATCATTTCAAAATGAATCTTAGCAACTCTATCTCTACCATCCTCTGAAAGAAGATACTTATGGCAGTTGTCAGAGTTAGTCATAAAGAAGTTCTCTGATAGTATTGCAGGCATAGAAGTATTAACTAATACATAGAAGTTAGATTCTTGATCAGGATCTCCATCAGTAGTATCTTTTCTCATGTACTCTCCTTGAAATTCTCTCATAGATTTTTCAAACAGTATTGTAGCAATCCCATCTGATTTTGTTTCTCCTGGAGAAGTATACACTGACCAACCATTTGCAGACTCCTTATCAAATCCATTAGCATGTATACTTACATAGATACAAGGTTTAGTTGACTGATTTGCTATTGAGTTTGCTTTTTCTGTACGATAATGTAAAGGCACATCTTCTTGTGTATCAACTAAGTTTACACAATCAATATTATTTGTTTTACAGATTTCAACTAATCTATTTACTATGGATCTATTAAATTCTCCTTCATAAAGAATCTTACCATCAGGCCATAGAGGAGATCTTTTTCCTGCTGTTTGATATACACCGTCAATAATACCACCATGGCCATTATCAAATATCCAAAGATATTTAGACTCTTCAGGAACATGTGGATTAATAGACATGTCAAATTCTGTATAACAATTAGGGCACGTTATAATTTTTTCCATAGGTATCTTATTATTGTAGGTATAGTATATATTAAAAAGAAAGTCAAATATACTAAAATTGCACTTACCCCATCTTATTTTTTATTTTTTGCTTTAGTAAACTTATCAATTGATGTTAACCCTAATGAACCAAATGCAAATAAAGCTACAGCATCTACAAGATACTCTGCAGGCTTTATATCACCATGGGTAAAGGTATTAGCTATTAATGATATTACAAGTGCTAAGACGCAAAGTAAACCACCTAATCTCTTTGATGAATACACACCTGTTTCATCACTTAATAATTCTTTAAAAAACTTTTTCATAGTAATCTTTTTTTTAAAAATAAAAGCAATCTAACTACTACATAA